GGATCACTCCCAGGAGGCACCACGCAGTCATGGAAGACCATGGCGGCGACAGAAGTCCCCTCCCACAAGCAGCTGTTCTGCTTCGTGTCGTGTAATGCAATAGAAGGCACTCAGGTATTTGTAGATTGGACGACTGTCCAGTCCATCAACGAGCCAAATTAGCCACTTCGAATACCGTAAACGGCCGACCCCCGAAAGGGGGTCTTTCCTGTGCACTTCTGTATACTAAATTTTTTTGATTTTTGTTAGCATTGTGAGTAGACTGACAATAACTATACTACTGCTCACGCGATCGCTTTTTAGGAGGTTCTTCCAGACCCGAAGGGTCGCCTAAAAAGTGATCATCTACCGTCACAGGCCGCAGCTTCTTGTCGGCCGTGATATCCCAGAAGCGCCACCGGTCCGCGGTCAGATACTTTAGTTTTGGCGCCTCGTTGGTGAACACCCAAACGCGCGGACTGTCAAACCACCATTCCTTGTAGGAGTGGCGCATATCCCAGACCTTGCCCTTTTTGATCTGCTCGATGGCAGCGTACAGCGAGGTCAGACGTTCCTTACTGAGGCACCGAGGCATATCGATGAAGATAAGTCCAGGTGTCCGGCACTGCTTTGCGATTAAGATGTCGCACAGTGATTGGATAAGCTTCTCAGCGTCATTCACCCAAGGCAAGTCTATTCCACCATGAAACAGATCGGCAACCGACGCACATGTCGACTTACCATTGCATCCTGCAGTATCGATCACACAGTCTACTACACGGAAATCGAACTTGTCTTTCGAGTCGATGATAGTCTGCTGGTACTGATACAGAGTCATATTCCGGTACTGCTTAGGCACATAGGCAGCCTGGTCAGTATTCTTCCAGGGGCCATCAATCCGAGTATCTGCTTTCATCATGTACGACCAAGTACTTTTCCCGTTATTGGACGTAGGGCTGAGGTTATTCGGAACTTTCATTCCGATAGACTCCATTAACTTCATGAGCTCACTCTTGCGTTTTATCTTCCACAGAGAAATACGCCCTTGCCAATGCTCGTAATCAGTCTTTTCGCCTTTCTCCAACTGACACACCCATTTTTTGCCCAACTGATTAAGATACCCCCTAAGGGCATCGATGTCATAGTAATCTCGATTTGCCCGGAATTCCCAAATTTGAACTTGTGGGTTTTGTGACTTGGTCATGTTTAACTTTAGTCACAGAAAATAATAGAAAAAAAAAATGTTGGTATATATTATAAAGAAATTTCTGAGAAAATTCTCACATGCCTTTTATGCGTCGTCGAAATTTTAAGCGTCGTGGCAAGCGCGATAACCGTCGTAGGCGCAATAATAAGCTTACGCTGTACACGCGCAAAGGAGCGAAATCCCAAGCGAGACAGATATGGAAGAATCAGTCCCAAATTACTTCTCTCCAGAGACGAATTAAAGAAACGTACTCCACGAATTACTACACCATGAGTGGAGCCAATCGAGAAGTAGTTTACCCAGGTTACATTTTTCCATTGATTGATCCTGGATCATTATTCCCTATTTTCAATGCCCAGGCTGGTGGCGCAAATTCCTATGCGTCCCACGCTCAGATGAACTGGATAGATTTCAGGGGCATTGTCCAAGTTGAAACTGGTGATGCGGTAGTCCATGTTGACATATTTTTGATGCGTATGCGTCCTGAAGTGGCGGAACAAGTCAAAGCCGATTTAGGTCCCTTGTTGAATAATATCACCCAGCGTAACACACTTCCACCATTTGACGGTACATACAACAATAAGTTTTATCACAATCAAGGCACTGCCAATCTCGAAGGCCGTCAATTTACCATGATGAATCCTCGAGCGTTTGAAGTACTTCAGAAGCGCAGTTTCCTTGTCGGTGACAAGCCGTTTACCGATGCTGCGAGCGCCGAAGTTACAAACATCAAAGATGCCAATAAACCGTTCCATATGCGGATACCATATCGTATCAAACTGGACAACCCAGTAGGATCACTCCCAGGAGGCACCACGCAGTCATGGAAGACCATGGCGGCGAC